TGGAATACCGGACGTTTAACGTCACGTCGATGGCGGTCAACCGCGACGATTCAGAGAAGCCCCGGATCGTGGGCCATGCCGCCGTTTTCGACGTCATAGGCGATGGCGGTTATTTCCGCGAGCGCATCGCAAAGGGGGCGTTTGAAAAGTCCATCGTCAACGACGACGTTCGCGCCCTGTTCAATCATTCCCCGGACTATGTTCTGGGCCGCAACACCGCAGGCACGCTTGTCATGCGTGAGGATGAAAAGGGTCTGTTTGTCCAGATCGACCCGCCCGACACGCAGTTTGCCCGCGACCTCATGACCTCCATCAGCCGGGGCGACATCAGCCAGATGAGCTTCGGTTTTGAAATCATCGACGAAGAAAGAACGAAAGGCGAAGGCGGCGACCTGGATTTGTACACACTCCGGGAAGTGCGGCTATGGGACGTCAGCCCCGTCACCTTCCCCTTTTACAAGCAGACCGATGTGAGCGTCCACTCACGGTCACAATGGGCTGCATCACAGGAGCGGCGCGGGTCCGTCCCCGCCGGAATGAGATTGAATCTTCTGAAACGAGAGCTCGATTTAAGGCGAATCTAAGGAGGAAACGATGGATAAAATCAAAGAGCTGAAGGCGCGAGCCCAGGAGTTCATTGACCAGATGCGGGCCATGCTCGACCTTGCCGACGGGGAGGAACGTGACCTGACGGATGAGGAAACGGCGCAGTACGCCGCGATGGAGGCTGAGGCAGACAAACTTCAGCGCGACATTGAGCGGCTTGAAAAACTGGAAGAACGCGAAGCGAAGAACGCAGCGGGCGGGGATAAGCCGTACCGTGTGAGTTACAAGCGCACGTCAAACACCCCGAGCGAGTTCCGTAACCTCGGAGAGTTCCTTTGCTCCGTGAGGTTCAACCGGGACGACCCGCGTTTGGGCCAGGTGGAATACCGCGAGCAGAGCATGGATCAGGGCGCGGAGGGTGGCTTTGCCATCCCCGAGCAGTTCCGGCCCGAGCTCCTCCAGGTACAGCCGCAGGAAGCCATTTTCCGGCCCCGCTGTACCGTCATCCCCGCAGGCGATCCCCCGGACGCCCGCATCACCATGCCCGCCCTGGATCAGACGGCGAGCGAGAACGTCTATGGCGGCGTTGTCGTTGCCAAGGTGAACGAAGGCGGGACGAAAAGCGAGACGGATCTTCGGCTGAAGGAAGTTTCCCTGGAGCCGGGCGAAGTCGCCGCTTACATCACCACGTCAGACAAGCTCCTCCGCAACTGGCAGGCGGCGTCCGGGCTCATTGGGGCGCAGCTCCGCAAGGCCATCATCGGGTGGGAGGATTATCAGATCCTGCGCGGTAACGGTATCGGCGGCCCCCTGGGAATCCTCGACGCACCGTGTTCGATTACCGTGTCACGCACCACGGCCTCCCAGATCGCCATTGCGGACCTCCGCAGCATGTACGCCCGGATGAAGTTCGGCGGTTCCCTGTTCTGGATTGCCAGTCAGACGACCCTTCCGCAGCTTCTGGCCCTGGCCGATGGCGGTTCCAACCTGATCTTCGCACCCTCGGCAGCGGACGGCGTACCGGCGACCCTGTTCGGTTATCCGCTGTATTTCGCGGATCGCTCCCCGGCTCTCGGGTCCAAGGGCGACCTCGTTCTGTGTGATGCGTCGTACTACCTGATCAAAGACGGGTCGGGTCCGTTCATCGAGGCATCGCAGCACGTCTATTTCACGTCCAACAAGACCGTCATCAAAGCGTTTTGGAACATCGATGGCAAGCCCTGGCTTTCGGCTCCGCTGCCGCTTGAAGGGTCCACGACCAACACCGTCAGCCCGTTCGTCGTGCTGAATTAAGGAGGTAACAAGATGAGCAAATACCTTGGAGAGAGCGCAAAAATCACGGCGGCGATTATCGGCGCGGCGGTGTCTTCCGCCGATTCCGAACCCATCGCCCTGAAGGATGTATCGAAGATCACGGTCCAGGTCGGGATTCTGTCCGACCTGGCAACCGCGAAGGCTCTGGCCGCCGCCCCCGCGTCGTTCACGGTTGTGTGCGGGACGGCGGGCCAGGGGGTGAGTTCCTTCACCGCCCTGACGGGTGCGGGAATTGGACTCGGCGAGGCAACCGCCCTTGAATGGCACGAATGGGATACCGTCCGTGTCGTGGCCGGAGCGGGCGCGAGCGCACGGAAGGCGGACGGTCGGACCATCGTTATTGACGGAACGACCTTCACGCTTCAGGAAGCCGCGACGATTGCAGACAAGCAGATCGGTTCGAGCGCGAACAGCGTCATCATCGAAGACCTGGCGTCCGCAATCGCGGTGCATTGTACCCACCTCGAAACCTACGCGGTGACGACTGCTGCCGATTCGTCTTCGGAAGCATCGCTTCGAATCCGGCGCAAGGCAAGCGGTCCCGGCGAAGCGCACGGCATCGACATCGCCTGCGCGGGTGCGTCCGGGTCCACGGGTTGCGTGTACGTCGAAGGCATCAAAAAAACCGGCGTCATCGAGTTTAACCCGTCCCAGGTTCTGGCAACCAACTCCTCCTATACGCATTTCGGTGTCCGCTACAAGAGCACCGGGACGTTCGCGGTGGAGTCTGTCGTGATCTGCGTCACCGGCTACCAGTCCACGAATATCAACCGCGTCGTGGCTCCGTAACTGAACAACCAACAGGGGAAAGAAAGGGGAGAACAGGTATGGCAAAGAAGGAAGGAAAGCAGGCAGAAACGGGGGCCGTCGTTGTTACGCAGGCGGCGGCTCCCGCCCCCCCTACGGAAAAAAAGATCGCCATCGTGGGATGCAGCGACACGAAGCACCTTGCACCCCACAACGATCCGTCGTGGGAGATGTGGGGGATGAACAACGCTTACACGAACGTCCCGCGACGTACCGGATGGTTTGAAATTCACCCGATCAAATTCGCGGACGGCAAGTATTTCAGGCGGAAGCTGCTACGCCCGGGCGTGTTTGAGTGGTCAAACGAGTTTCGGGGGCAGCCGATGGAGGCTTACATTAAAGACCTCGCGGGCCTCGACGTTCCCGTTTATATGCAACAGCATTGGGACGCCATCCCGAAGTCCGTGCCCTATCCGCTTCAGGACATCACTTCCCGGTTCGGCAACTATTTCACCAACAGCGTGTCTTACATGATCGCGCTCGCCATCATGCAGGGGGCTACCACTATCGGGTGTTACGGGGTGGACATGGCGACGGGGTGTTTCGCTGGAGACACGAAGATCCGTATTGCCGGGGATGAACCGACGACCCTTGCGGCTTTGGTGGACAGGGGCGGCAGTTTCGGCGTGTGGTCGCGTGACAAGGGCGGCGAAGTGGTCACGGCAAAGGGCCATTCGGCGCGACTGACCAAAAGGAACGCCCGCCTTGTCGGTGTCTGTTTCGGGGATGGATCGTTTGCCCGATGCACGCCGGATCACCCCTTCATGCTGAGTGATGGCTCCTACATTCAGGCGCAGTCATTGACGGCGACCCATATCCTCGCCGGCAGCAAGCGTGTCGAAAGGGTTTATGAGCGACCCGAGCGGGAAGATGTTTACGACATCACCGTCGATAAGACCCACAATTTCCTGCTGGCAAACGGCGCCTGCGTCCACAATTCCGAGTACGGCCCTCAGCGTCCCTCCTGCGAATATTTCCTCGGAATCGCCGTTGGCCTCGGGATCAAAATCGTTATCCCGAAACAGATGGACCTTCTGAAAACCAAGTTCCTCTACGGCTTCGGCGAGGTTGAGGCGCAGGCGTGGGAGACGAAGCTCGTTCAGATGCTTGAAGCGATGGACGCACGGCAGCAAAAGGCGATCAATACAATGGAAATCGCCAAGAAACAGAACGATCAGTACATCGGCGCGAAAGAGGCGTTGAAAGAGATTCAGCGGATATGGGCGAATTTCAACGAGTCCAAGATCTGGCAAGATCCGTATTAAGGGGCGGGGAATATGAAGGCAATCGCAATGCAGTATTTTCAGGACAGCCGGGGGCGATGGCATCAGCCCGGATGCACCTGTAACGATTTTGACGATGCGGAGGCGGAACGTCTCGAAGCCTCCGG